TCGCAACTGCGCTGCTCTCTGCTGTGTTAGCCTTTGTAGTTGCATCTGCAGCAGCAGTCGCAACTGCGTTGCTCTCTGCTGTGTTAGCCTTTGTAGTTGCATCTGCAGCGGCTGTTGCCTCTGCAGCAGCCTGAGCAGCGTTAGCCTTAGTAGTAGCATCTGCAGCGGCTGTTGCCTCTGCAGCAGCCTGGGCGGCGTTAGCCTTAGTAGTAGCATCTGCAGCAGCAGTCGCAACTGCGTTGCTCTCTGCTGTTGCTGCGGAGCCAGCTGCATCGTACCATGTGTCAACAACTGTGCGGTTAACCTCTACCTGTAGACCATCTACTGTAATACCAGTACCAGCAGTTACGGTACCCTGTCCAGAGAACTGGGTCCATGACTGACCAGTAAAGTCTGTCATGTAGTGGTTTCCCTGTACCCATGAGGTTGATCCGTACTGAGTACCTTCCTTGATGTATACAGCTGCAGCATCTAGCTCGGCAAACTCATCAGAGTCGGCTGGGCGTGATAGGGTATATGTAGACCCATTATCTGCATATGCGTAAATACCATTTTCTGAATCGGTAGTCTGTCCAACAAGCAAGACTCGGTATAGGCCATCATCGGTGCTGTCTAGTGCTGCGTGACCATCGATAACTAGCGTTGCAGTAGTTCCAGTAAGTGCTACGTTAGAGTCAGCCTTTAGGTTTACGGCCTCTTTCCAGGCAAGGCCAGAAACAGCGTTGTCGGTGTAAGCGTTAGCAGTTACAACAGCTGCGTCAGCTTTTGAGGTAGCATCTGCAGCAGCAGTCGCAACTGCGTTGCTCTCTGCTGTGTTAGCCTTTGTAGTTGCATCTGCAGCAGCAGTCGCAACTGCGTTGCTCTCTGCTGTGTTAGCCTTTGTAGTTGCATCTGCAGCAGCAGTCGCAACTGCGTCAGCTTCTGCAGTGTCTGCATAGTTCTGGTATGCGGTAGTAATGGCTGTTTCACGAGTATCGGTGTAGCCATTGGCAGAAGTGATTGCGTCTGCCTCAGCTGTGTCTGCATAAGTCTGTGCACTTGACAAGGCTGCATTAGCCTTTGTGGTGGCATCTGCAGCGGCTGTTGCCTCTGCAGCAGCCTGAGCAGCGTTAGCCTTAGTAGTAGCATCTGTTGCAGCATCTGAAATAGCTTCGCTCTTTGCAGTTGCAATATCTGTGGTTACTGTACCGTAAAGTGTGGTGTCTGCTGCAGTAGCAAATCCTTCTGCAGCTGTTTGTGCGGCAGAGGCGTAGCCCTGAGCATCTGTATCAATTCCAGTCAATGTTGTTGCGAGGTCATTTCCACCAAGAACAACTGATCCTACTGTAATTTCGTTTGCAGCAAAGTCTGCGTTTGCATCACGAAGAACTACTGTGTCTGGAGTAGCATCTGCAGTTGCAGATCCACCAATAAGACCAATAACATAGTTCTGGTCATCTGTGTTCTTTGTTAGGACATCAAATCCACCGACGGTTGCGCTTGCACCTTCGACGACGAGTCCAGCTTTTACTTTAAAGTCTTTTACGACTGTTGCCATTTTTTATCTCCTTTTAATTATGCCCTGAGTCCCATACGAGCAAATCGTACGGTGACTGGCTTAATGACTGAATCTGGGGTGACTGTCAAAGCGACAGTATCTCCAGTCCTAGAGACAGCTATGGTGCCCATATTCCCATCGGTGTCTATTGTTCCGTACTCTGAAACAGAAACGTCTGCTCCATCAACGAGTAGGGTCAATTCTGTAGCGTAGAAGTAGTTGTCGCCTTCTGTAGTCTTTGAGATTGATACAATGTACTTTACCATTCTCCACTCAGTAGCGTCAAAACTATCAATTACTGTAACATTCTCGATGCCAGTAATGGTGTTTTCGTTGTTTCCGAAGCTTCCGAGATCAGTTGACTGACCCGAAGCAGTATCAATGAGGTCAATATAATCTTCCTGTGATGGACGATCTCCAGTCTCAAAGCGCGATTTTACATAGTTAAGTGATGTTCTAGCCATGATGTAATTATAGCACCATATTAAAGAATATAGTTATTGATTCCTACTAGGGCTATGCCGATAGGCGGTATGTTTGCTGATCCGTAGCCCTCTATACCGATATTGGTAATACTTATTCTAAAAGGAAGAATTTCGTCAATCCTTACCCCGTAATTTACGTCATTTATTTTTGTTATGGGGTAATCAGTTGTTCCGATCGACTTTGGGACTACCAGTACGTCATCAATTATGACTGCTGAAGCCATTAGTTTGTGACATCCTCGATTATAATCATACTGCCCTGGGCAACTGTCCAAACTGTGGCATCTTGTGGCAATGACAATTCAATGTCAAATATGTCGCCTGTCTCTAGTATTTCTGACTGAGCTGCTGCAAGGAATACTGTAAACTCTCCATCAGCATCGTCTGCGTCTTGTGCTGGCTCCAATGACATCACTACAGATCCAGACCTTTTAATATCCATAGCAATGGTCCAGTCTGGAATATTAATTGGCTGCTTTTGGTCGTCAGTAACGTATACCCTGAAAGATGCGGTATCTCCACGAACAACAGTCCATGTCACTTCTGGTGGGGTATTCCCAACAGCATATGATGATGCAGATCCTCTTAAAGTAGCCATACCTATTATTATAACACAGCATTTAGTTGAATAAAAGGTAAATTGATGCTATAATTGTAAGACCAAACTACGGCACCCTTAAAAAAGGTGCTTTTCCTTTTAGGAGGTGCAACTTGAAAAAGATTGCAATACTAGGAGCGGTAGGAGTTTTGCTTAGCTGTTCTACAGCTACCGTTGCGGATGATAGTGGATCATCTTTTAAAATTGAAAATGCTTTTTATAACAACCCCGATGTTTTACAGCTTTCAGCAAATAAAAACATAGATCTTTTTGCGTCTATTGAATTAATACAGCAAGAAGAAGAAGCAAAGATTCTTGAGAATGCAAGACAGTATGCATTGCATATGAATAAGTTTGCAATAAATCAGCAAATTGAAGAGTTGTCTTCTTACATTGGAAAAACCAGATATATCTTTAGTGGGTCTACACCATCTGGATGGGACTGCTCTGGATTGGTTAGGTGGTTTTACATGGAGCTTGGAATTGAGATACCCCACTCTGCTAGCAAGCAGGGGCTGCTAAAGCCAAAGGTTTTAATTCCCACTACTGGAGATATTGTAGTTTTTAAATACAAGAATGCAAAGAGCTATATTCACTCTGGCATTTACTTGGGAGATGGCAAGCTGATTCATGCTGGTTTTAAAAAAGGTATGAAAACAGAAATTATATCTTTGGACGATCCTGCGTTTGTAAATCAGGAACACTATTTCGTAAGGTTGCTTGAAACAAAATGAAACATAAAAATATAGCTAAATTTGGCGTACCCGTTTTATTACTAGTTTCTATTAGTGAATGCGGAATGGTAGTTAGCTCTACCGCCGAGATAGACAATGCTACTACAGTTCAGACATTGGAATTTCCAACAAAAGCAATTGGGATTTTGGATAGAATTGTAATGCAGCAGCAGTTTAAGAGACTTGACGCAGAGATCATAGAAGTCTCGCCTTGGTTAAATCCAAACAAGAAGAACAAGAAAATATCTGATGTTGAACTAATAGTCTTGCTAAAGAAAGCTGGCTTTTACGGAGATGGATTGCGGATGGCGTGGTCTATAGTACAAGAAGAATCTACATCTAGAATATATGCTCACAATAGAAATAGAAGCACTGGAGATAACTCATACGGATTATTTCAAATAAATATGATTGATGGTATTGGATCTTCTAGACTGACTAAATATGATTTAGATAGAAATGAAGATCTTTTTACGCCAACCATAAATGCAAGAGTTGCTTTTGAGATATCAGATGGCGGTACGAACTGGAAGGCGTGGACCACGTATAAATCTGCAAGAAAGAATATTAAAAACTTTCCTGGCTAAACAAGGTCTATGTCTTCCCAGGCATTGTTCGCATCGTTTCTTCTTTTTATCCATTGAACTGGAACAAAATCCTGCAAACCTGAATCATATCTTTCTACCTGGGATGACGGGTAGACAAAGTCTCCAGAAGCTGACTTAAAAATTTTCATTGGATGAACTACATCTATCATAAACTCTTGCTCAATTGATTCATTACTTCCATTAGCCCTAATGGTAAAAGATTTCTGAGCATTACTCAATCCATATGTTATATCAGCGGATGTTGGAGTTCCAGAAAGAGTTCCAGTAGTTGATCCAATAGATAGCCACGATGGAGCACCCACTAACTCATAGGTATTAGTGTTTGATGCAGATACATTGCTAGAGTAGGCTTTGTTAATTGCAGCTAGTGTGTCTATTGTTGTATCTGTCCATGCTGGAACTGGAAGTGCGTTAATGTATACTGATGCAGTACCAGGAGTTGTATGAGTTATGCCTGTTGCATTGTCTGTGAATCCAACAGCATTTACACTTATTTGATAAATACCTCCGGCATTAGCACTAGGTGTTCCACTTAGAGTAACTGTATTACCACTTGGTGCTAATGTAAGTCCTGGGCTTGTACCAATCCATGAAGCAGTAACGCTTACAGCGTCGGTAGCAGATATTGAGTCTGAACCATAAGATGAGGATGCTGTCCCATCTTTAAAACTTAGGTCTGGCCAGCTGGGATAAGAAGGAGCTGCGATAGTGATAGATTTAGAAAATGGTGTAACTTGCCCATAGCTATCGGTTGCTGTTAATGATATTGATGCTGTACCGCTTCTATTTGGAGTTCCAGAAACTATGTATGAGTTACCACTTGGAAAACCGCTCAGGTTATATGTTGACAAGTTTGAGGACACAACCGTTATGCTGTCAATCGATGCACTTGACGAAGCCGTTGCGGACCCATAATAAGAAACTCCCACTTTTCCAGAGTTGCTCATGTTATCAGACCATGACGGAGCTGCTGCCTGTGGTCCAAGATATACAGAAGCGGTAGATGACGCAACAGACTTTGGCCCACCACTAAAAGAAGACAGCTCATTGTAAGCATAAACTTGAACGTAATAGGTGGCTCCAGAATTACCAGTTATTGGCACGCTTACACTAGTTGACGTATAGCTAGCAGTAGCTGTTGTCGTTGTTGTAGAAAAGTTTCCATCCGTATCTTTTGATGAGCTTGTAGATACTCTTACCAAATACCCCCTACTTGTTGTAGAGTCTCCCCAATCACCAATCCCACTCCAGCTAACGTTTAATGTTTGGGTTGCCTGATTTGCAGAAACAGTTACACCAGTAGGAGTTACTGGAACCTGTACGTAAGCATATTGTCCCCATAGACCCCTATTTGAATATAAAACTGTTCCATTCGAAGCCCTGAATACATCACCGCTTGAAGATGTTGTTCCAATGTACATTCTGCCACTTGGGGCTACTGAGGCTGTACCGCTTGCTGGAGTAGTGGTAACTCCAACATCTATATCTTTAAAACCAGTATTTGCTGCTGCCGAACCACTGGCTACAGAAAATGAAGAAGTTGATCCGCTATAGTTTCCAGTCATTGAAATGGTTGCAGTTCTGGATGCAGAGTATCCAGCAAGATACATCCTAACAGAATAAACCTTTAGTGGCTTATTTCCATTACTGGCAATTCTAGTTGTCGGATACGATATTGCCGATTGCTGTGGAGAGTAATCGCTATTCGATGTAGTGGATTGTAGAGTGCCTACATTAAAGTATGCCAAAGCCATCTATATGCCTACCAGATCCAGAGGTCGCCTGATTGCGGTGTTATAGATGTTGCTGGGTTTAATTGCTGTACAAAAATTCTAGTAGATTC